AAGCCACTTGAGCAATCCGCGAGTCTTGTAAGGCGTGCCACTTCCGGCTTCGGCCTGACGGTCTTGTGCGGAACAGAATGCACTTTCGATTGAACGCTTAACGTTGCGAACAGCTTTAGACTCGGCATTGGCGAATTCGGATGCGACTCCGGCGGTGTCAACGAGTTGTTGTATGTCGGAAACTTGAAAAGTGTCTCGAAACTTCTGGACATAATTTCCAAGTCTAGCGCGATCTTCGGCTTGATTCTTGAATGCCTGAACATCAACACCTTCCCCGATTCCCGAAAAATCAGGCGTGCTTAATTTGTCTGCCTGCCATTCGACGAATGTGCTAGTTGCGTTACCCTTTTTCATCATGCTGACCAGGGGAGAAGCCTCCGGTTCTAACACGGTGATAATGTCTAAAATCTGCTCGCGATTGCCAGCAGTGTTATATGATGTACTTGATGCCATCTAATGTATCCTCCTTGAGTTTTTAAATTATGCGGTTGCCCGCTTGAGTTTAAGATAGTGTTGGTAGTCTCCCATGTCCCCGGACTTATCAAATTTTGCCTTGGCCGATTCCAATGCTTTCTTTCTTTGGGAGTTCTCCGTCCTAGGCTTGGCGCTTCCTGCTTCGACTGAAGCTACGGGAGCCTTCGGCTTTGGTTTCGGTTTACTCGAATTGACCTGGCGTGCTTGGAGTGCTTTCATTCCCTCAATCATTAGTCCGACTGCAAAGTTGCCGTTGGGCAAATGCTCGACTAGTGGTTGATAGAGTGGGTTACTCTTCACCTGCATGAACAACTTGTAATCCTCCGATTCTCCATCACTAAGGAAGTCGAATGTTTGGATTGCGTGCTGATCACTTTGCGTACGTTCCTCGATCCATTTCTGTCTCGCGGGTGCGTCCTTTCGGAGAACCTTACGAGCGTTTGCTCGAATTCTACGAAGGTCGGCTTTGGTATAGGTTTTATCCCCATCCTTGGCTACGTACTCGTCTCCGTTATCGTCGTACTCAACTTCATTCTCCAACCCTTCTTCGGCCCATTCTACGAGCGTGGTCAGGTTTTCGACTTCTTTGGTGAGTGCTTGGACATCGTTGACGTTGTGCAGTGCATTGTCTTTCAAGAACGAAGGACTCTCGTTGTTGGCAGGTTCGGGCTTTGCTTGGGCTTGCGCTTGTAGCTCTGCATTCTCCTGTGCTAATGCTTTCTTCTGTGCGGTCAGATCGCCAAAGCGTTTGACTGCACTTAGGGAAAGCTTCTTTCGCGAGTTCCTTGGTTTCATCTTCGGACAATGAGTCCAGATCAATATTAAACTTAGAAAGAACAGTGTTCGGTTCGGCGGCTTCGGTTTGATCCGATTCTTCCGGTTCCTCAGTAGACTGTGTTTCCTCCGGTTCCTCAGACTCTTCAGCTAAATCAGAAGGTTCTGTTTCCTCTTCGGGTGATTCGGGTTGCTCCTCCTCAGACTGAGCTTTCAGCAAGTTTGCTGCATACTCGGCCATCGTAAGATTCCCCTCGTCGGGCGTTACACTACTCTCAGCAGGTTCAGAGGTAGCGACTTCGGCTTCGATTGATTCGACTGTCATGTTTTGTAGCGCTTTTTTCGCTGTTACAAATTGTAAGGCATATTACCTTACAGGACAATTAAAAACAAAAAACCCCCTGCGAGTTGGCGGGACTCGCAAGGGGTATGCATGAACATCCCCATGTTTGCAAAAAGTTTACAGTCGGTAAAAGGTATCGAGTTCCTCGTCTATGGCTTCGAGTTTCCCGCAGAGCATATAGTGTCGGTTCGTACACTCGATGACCTCCTTGACTTGGAGTTGGCGAATTACTTCTTCACGCATGGATTCGCGCATCTCGATGTACTTTAAAAAATTTGGTTCACCCTTTAGGAAGGTTAACGATTGGATCGCTTCTTCGGGATCGATTTCGTGGTATGTTTTTTTCTTACGGGGCATATTGTTTTCTCCTTGGTTTACCACTTTACCTTGTTGGCCCAGTAGGCAGCCGAGGTTTTTCCTTTAGCGATATTCTTAGAATGCCGAGCTTTGAAGGATGCTCGTTTCTTCTTCATCGTTTGTCCTTCACCCGCTTTGGGTTTACCCGCAGTCGATGCACCCTGTTGGCCAAATCGAATCATACGGTCATTGCCGTTGTCCTTGATTAGAACGACATGGGACTTCTTGGGATGCTTTGGGGTTCGCTTTGGTTTGTTGTACCCGCTAAACCTTTCGCCACGGTATTCAACACTCACCGTCTCTTCAGCATCTTTTTCTTTTTCACTGGCATCTTCTTCCGTGCCATTGCTTTTGCCTTCTTGGAAGGTCTTCCAACCTTCGATCCGTATGTATTTTTTCCGAATGGTGCCATGATGTTTCCTATGCTGCGCTTGGGGTTTCCCCAAACTGTGTTGGTGCGGCTCCAAGGCGGCCAATCTGAGCATTCTGTTTCTGAGTTACTTGCATCTGTCTTTGTTGCAGGTAATTCTGAATACGCTCCTGCAAGGCAGGATCTTGTTGAACCTTTTGCGTGACGTCGGGTTGTTGTAACCACTGTTGAAATACTTGGAGTTTCATTTCGTGAGCGTCATTTGGACGAACATTTGGAGGCACTCCCGCATATATCTCCGCAATAGTCTGACGTTCTTCCTCAACTGCCTTTTGGGATGCAGTCTCTTTTGGAATCATGATGCTCTCCGCAGCACCAGGTAGGATTTGTCCAACTGCGATTTGTAAAAGTCTCTCTGTATCAAGCGTGCCGTTCTTGTCCAACATCCCACCTAACTCGGCAATTGATTTTACACGGTCAAGCATTTGGGCGGGATCTTGAGAAGCCGCATCGAATTGAAGTGAAAAGTCAAAGCGTTCTCCTGGGTTGCCCTTGGAAAACTTCTGCAAGTCCTGCATTCCCGTAACCCGAAAGAATTCCTCATCGGGACCATACTGTTGATACAAGCTAAAGATTTGATCAAGGACTTGGCGAAGGTGAGAGAATACTTTGTCGATGATATGCTGCTGCTTCATCTGTGCTTCAACCGGATCAACGCCTGGACCATTCCTTCCGAAGTATCGGTTTACCTGTTCTTGGATATACCTGCGGAGTTCTACGTTTACTGTTGAACCACGTGGAGTATCCGCAAAACGAACCTCACCTGGAGTACGATAAGGCAAACGAACCCCCGGCCCCCACTTTGAAGGTGATCGTCCAAGTGGATGCTCGATTGGTGGAAGAGTTGTCAAAGACTGAGCGTCTATTGCTGAGTCTACTTCTACCTTCAAAGCCTGTTGATCAGGTTCTGCAATGGTCGGGATTGAACGGGACGAATAAAGTCGCTTGGAGGTACGCTCCCATGTGGTAACCGTGAACGGATACTTGCCATGTGCGTAATCCATTAATTGGTGCTTTGCATATGTCTCAGTCACACTAGCATGAAAGATAGTGCAGTAGATTCCAGGAATGTTGTCCTCATCCAAAAGTCTTTGGTAGCAATAGACGATCTTTACATACTGGTCATCGGAGTGAACGAATTCGTCTTGCTCGCGAATATTGTAAAGATTGTCCCCGGCCTCGCCATTGTTCGCAAGGTCAACTACTTCTTCGACAAATTTCTTATCCCATCCCTCAGTGTTGATCTTTGAACGAATTTGTTCGGGCGTCATGTTGACCACATGAAAAACATAGGGAGCCTCTTGCGGATCAATGGTATAGTTCGGCCAAAAGACATCCTCGTCAGGGGCAAGTGCTTTTATCTTGGGGCGGCTAATGACTTCTCGCGTCACTGGAACAGTAGTCTCACCGTCTTTTCTGAGTTCTCGGAGCATTGCCCTACCCTTAGTCTTGGACACCCCAAATTGCTCCTTGAGAGCATCGCTTAACTCATCGTCCATCGATCCGTCTTGGATGACTTCCGCAATGGATGGCAACGCTTGGGCTATTTCTTCAAGCCTTATGGTCGTCTGCTGCTTTAACTCTTGCTGATCGTAGTAGGCATAAGTAACGGTCATCCCCTTCTCAAAGAGATGATTCATGGCAAGTTCCATCTCGCTGTAGAACTCTGTCATCTTGGTATTGATGAGCCAACGAAGGAAGTTGCTTATCACACTGGCACGCTCAACGTCACTCGATTCGGTTGGGGTAGCCACAATGTGCGCACGTCGTATCGCATTCATCACCATCGCAACATTACAGTTGATGATCTCGTCGGCCATGCGCTGTTCACTATCGGATGCCCCCTCCCAAGGAAATACCTCACCCGTTGAACTCAGTGAAGCGTGCTTCTTGAAGTCATCGCTCTTACCTGCCCATTGGCAATTCCTTACATCGTAGTCTCGTTGTTTCCGGTCTAACCACTCACCCAGGTCGGACTGGGTTTCCTTGTAGGTCTGCGCAAGGTACGCGATGTCCGGCTTTTTGGAGACATAAAGAAGTTCGGGATCTGCTGCACTCAACATTGCGTTACAGATTGTAAGGCAATACGCCTTACAGGTCAACGCAATCGTAGTGTAGTGTAGTTAGTACCCTCCCCCACCCGTTGCTTGGAGGCTTGATTCGGTCACGTGGTCAGGACCACTAACGTAAAAATAACGCAAGCAATCGATTTGGTCTTTCCAGTGTTCTGATCTGCTCTGCCCTGAGTATTCCATCATTGAATTAACCGTGTTGTCACACCTGTCACTCACGAATAGCTTTGGTGTATTCTCGTCAGTCATGGGTTCGGTATCATCCCAACTCAGGGCATCGTTTATTTTCGCCACCCCGGCCTCAATGTCCACACCAGGTGCGGCACGAAATACGAACCCAAGGTTGCTCATCGTATTAATGATATTGGACTCACCCTCCTTGGTTCGCACCGTGGCCGAACCCATCCTTGGGTCAACGATTCGTTCAAAGATATCCTCGCCATCCTCCAAGTCCTCGAAGTGAGTTTGGTAGTCAACATACCCCCAACCCAACG